TTGTATGCCTAAAGGTACAAAAACTTTAGGAAATAGCAAAGCCCTGGCTTGAGAAAGTCGGGGCTTTGTGCATAAAAAAAAGGATGTGTACATTTTGACACACCCTCTACATTTTTGTTAGAATTTCTCTGTTGGTTTGTTCAGAGTACCTAAAGCGGAGAGAGGTTCTTTCTCTCGAACTATCACAAACTATCAAATCGTATCAATCTATTGTATTATAGTAGTTTACGCAAAATGTTAATAAAATGAGATTTCACGGAAAAACTTTGGTAATATCATTTTTAGGGTGTAACTTTGGGTGCATAAAACAATACACCCGAAGATATGAATATCAAACGGAACATCATCTTCACGTTGGAGAGCAGGAAGAAGGACGGAGTTCTTATCACAGAGAATGTGCCTATTCGTATGCGCGTTAATTTTGCGTCCAAGCGGATTGAGTTCACCACTGGCTACCGCATCGATGCTACCAAGTGGAATGCAGATAAGCAGCGTGTGAAGAATGGTTGTAGCAATAAGTTAAAACAATCGGCTTCTGAAATCAATGCTTCGCTCTTGGAGTATTACACGGAAATACAGTCAATCTTTAAGAGGTTTGAGGTAGAGGACGTAATGCCAACGCCCAAACAGATAAAGGAGGCTTTCAATGCTTTGCACAAACCTGTGAGCGAAGAACCTAAGCCAAAGAAAGAAGCGTTGCCTTGTGATTTCTTTCAGGTGTTTGATGATTTTGTCGAGGATTGTGGACGTCAGAGCAATTGGACGGACTCCACGTTTGAGAAATTTGCAGCCGTGAAAAATCATTTGACCAACTTTCGTGAAGGACTTACCTTTGAGTTCTTTGATGAGCGAGGCTTGAATGACTATGTGGGTTATCTGCGTGATGTTAAGGAGATGCGCAATACAACCATTGGCAAGCAATTGAGTTTCTTGAAATGGTTTTTGCGCTGGGCTTTCAAGAAAGGTGTGCATCAAAACAACGCCTACGATAGTTATAAGCCTAAACTCAAGAGTACCCAAAAGAAAATCATCTTTCTCACTTGGGACGAACTCAACCGTCTCCGAGAGTTCAAAATCCCTTTCAACAAGCAGGCTCTCGAACGTGTGCGTGATGTTTTCCTCTTCCAATGCTTCACTGGTTTGCGTTATTCCGATGTATTCAATCTTCGCAGAAGTGATATAAAGGGCGACCACATAGAGGTTACAACGGTCAAGACTTCGGATAGCCTGATTAACGAACTGAACAACCACAGCAAAGCGATTCTTGACAAATACAAGGATGTGGCATTTGAGTATGACAAAGTCTTGCCTGTGATTACCAATCAGAAGATGAACGACTATCTTAAAGAATTGGCAGAATTGGCAGGAATTGACGAACCCATTCGCCAAACTTATTACAAAGGCAATGAGCGCATAGACGATGTTACGCCTAAATATGCCTTACTTGGCACGCATGCTGGTCGCAGAACATTCATTTGCAATGCGCTTGCATTGGGTATTCCTCCCCAAGTTGTGATGAAATGGACAGGACATAGCGACTATAAGGCGATGAAGCCGTATATTGATATTGCAGACGACATCAAGGCGAATGCCATGAGTAAGTTCAATCAGTTATAATAGAATTCACAATGAGCAACGATATAAAGAACACCGACAAACAGGATTTCTCGCCCATAGTGCGTGCTATTGGCTCTGATTTAGAGCAGACCCAAATGCGCGTGATTGCTTCGGCTAATGCTGATATGCTCTTCCATTATTGGAAAGTAGGGCATTTCATTCTCTACCTCCAAAAGAAAGAAGGTTGGGGAAGCAAAGTCATTGACAACTTATCCAAGGCGATACGCTCACAATATGCAGATAAGAAGGGGTATTCCACCCGTAACCTTATCTATATGTGCCAGTTCGCAAAGGCTTATCCAATGGAGGTTTTAATAGAAATGGGTAAGATTGAAGAATTACTCAATAGTCCTTCTGTTGATAATGTATTACAACTAACAAACGAACTCAATCAATTTACGCAAGAGCCTCTTGCGCAAATACAAGCAGCAAGTATTCAGGGAGAGATAAATACGCAAGAACCTCTTGCACAATTAGGAGAGGTTTCAGAAACACTATCAGCTATCTATCACTGTAATATCAGCCAGATAGAAGAAATCTTCAAGCACTCAGCCGTAGTTCGCACGAACTGGGCAAGCCATGTAATTTTACTTAATAGCAAACTACCTTTAGGTGAACGCTATTGGTATATCACACAGGCAGTTGCCAATGGTTGGAGCAGCAATGTTCTGCAAATGCAAATTGAAACCAACCTTTTCGCTCGGCAGATTACGGCAAAGAAAGTGAGCAACTTCTCAGTACGATTACCCAAACCACAAAGCGACCTTGCCAATTATCTGATGAAGGATCCTTATATATTTAATATGATGGGGCAAACAGATAAAATGGCAGAACGAGACGTTGAACAACAATTGGTATCTCATATCACCAAATATCTTTTGGAAATGGGTAGTGGCTTTGCATTTGTGGCACAGCAGAAGCATTTTGAAGTAGGCGATTCTGATTTCTATGCCGACCTCATCCTCTATAATATCCAACTACACGCATACGTCGTTATCGAACTTAAAGCGACACCATTCAAGCCTGAATATATGGGGCAACTTAACTTCTACATCAATGTAGTGGACGATACTCTTCGTGGTGAGCACGACAATAAGACTATCGGCTTGCTCCTCTGCAATGGTGGCGATAAGGTGGTAGCGCAATATGCACTCTCGGGTTACGATCAGCCAATAGGTGTGAGCGATTACCAACTCTCAAAGGCTATTCCAGACAATTTGAAGTCTGCCTTACCTACAATTGAAGAAGTCGAGGAAGAACTAACTAAGATTGTAGAGCAAGATAAATAACAGATTAATATGATTGGATATAAATATAGAGCTAACGCTATTGAAGGCAAAGATAGTACTCGCGACATTGAATCGCTCTTAAACGATGAAATATGGGCTTCATCATTTCGTAATTTGAATGATCCATTTGAGGCAACTTATACAGATGAAATCAGTAAAGTTTTGCCTATATTCAACCAAGTTTTCAACGTTAACATTAGTGATATACAAAAGAATTGGAAAGAACTGATGGCATTTAAAGATAAGTTGGGAATATATTCTCTATCAACATCTGAAAAAGATTTCCCTGATAATGAATTAATGTGGGCTCACTATGCTAATTCTCATAAGGGCTTTTGTATCGCTTATGATGTTGAAAAATTAGAGGATAGTGAGAAATTTTCATTAGATGTTAATCGTATGATAATAAACTACTCTGAAAAACCTCCACAAATAGAGATAACCGACATAAAAAGCCCAAACTTCATTATTAAATTGTTTGGCACCAAGTCGCCAGTATGGAAATACGAGAAAGAGATAAGACTTCTATACACAAACTACGGAATGAAGAAGTATAATCCATTTGCTCTAAAAGCTATTTATTTCGGTTTGAACATGGATAAACAATATCAAGCACAAATTATAGAAAATTTAGAAAATAGAGATGTAAAGTTCTATAAAATGGAGCGAAAGAACAAGTCATATAATCTTGTACCAACATTGATTTGTGAAAATCAAAGAAAAATTGAAAATAAGTTATCGTCTGACCAATACGAGATATTAAAAATAGAACACAATCATACAGTTGAGAATTTTCATGTTTTGTATAAAGGAATTAAAAAAGACAAGGAATCCTTGAAAATTTTCTCTTCTAAATTCAGAGAACAGTATGCGACAAAACCTTCAAATATAAATATCTATGACAGTAAGGCTTGTATTGATTTAATTGGAAAGTATCCTCTATATGGTAAAGAAAAAACTTTATTTGCTAATCATTTAATCGCACTATCTATTTTTGATACTCCAGATGACATTTGGTTATACCCAGACAAATACTAGAGATTAAACAATAGAATTTTAGGTAACAGTCTATGATTAATGATTATACAAAATAAAAATCCTGCAACAAACTTATTTACTTTGCAGGATTTTACTTTTTTTATGACTATAGATGAAGTCGTTTTTTAAGTTGCACTTGCTCACCTTTGATACGCTCTTGCTGTTCTATTAGTTCTGCTTGCAGTTGCAGGGCTTGCTCGTAATCAATAACCTTCTGTTGCATCTGCTGAATTGCTTTGGGATTGCGACGTGTTAAAAATATGCTGTCAAGATGTGCGAAGTCTGAAGCGGTAGCTTTGCCTTGCATACGCAGATAGCGATAACGTAGGTCGAAATCAGATGCTGTTTGCAGCTTGTTGGCTCCTATACCAAAGAACCAACAGCTAACCATGACCAACCCGCAAACCAATAAAAGCAGCATATGCTCGGCTAATTGAACGCTTGCAAATAGCGAGTAGCTCTTAAACATTATGGGCTTTTGATGCTTGCTGATGAGCTGTTGCAAGGCTTCAAACTTTGGGTCAAGTTTCTTGCTCGACTGCGAGAGTGCCTCCAAAACAAAAAGTTGGTGTTCTTTGATTTTAGCTTGCGTCTCTTTGGAGAGATGGATTTGCACAGTTTCTTGCGTTGTTGTGCACTCTGCTGTTGGATTGGCAGGCTGCTCTGCAAGCGTGGTGCGTAGTTCTGCTTGCGCCTTACTAATGGATTTGCATTCTTGTTTGAGTTCTTCGAGAATGTCGAGAACGAGGGTTATTTCGTTGTTCATACAGTTTTAATTTTGAGATGATTAAATTCTACGTTTGCGGTTGGCTCTGTTGCGAAGTTTCTTTTGGAAGCGAAGTTCATCAACGTCTACATTTCCGCTGGGCATAGGCATCGTAAAGACTTCGCCAAGTGCATCGGATAAGTCGCTTGCAAATCCGCTCTCATCTATCGAATGTGCCATTGGCTCTTTCGATAGATGTTGCTGCGCCTGCTGAATGTTTCGCTCTATCTCTGCATTAAGGCGCGAGAAAGAACAGGAGCGGTCTATCTTTGAGCCACTGAAACTGAAACCGTCCTTTACAAAGATGATGCCTTGCACTACGTCTGTATTGCCTTTTGTTTTGAAACGAGTGGTAATGCCTTGTTTGTCTAAGTTTTCGACAAATTCTTTCCAATTCTTCGATTTGGGTAACACAGCTCTGATGGCATCGAAAATCTCATAGCGCAATTTGTCTTCACCTCGCAGTCGGTGGCGATTTACCGCCTTTTTCCCTTCGCCAAGTGTCAAACCGTAGCGCTCGGTCAGTTCTCTACAAATCTTCGTTGAACGATACTTTTCGTTGCGGTCGCTGATAGTCTTACCATCATTGCCAATGCGATTGATGCAAATGTGCAAGTGCGGATGCTGGCGGTCGCTGTGCCTTACGATAAGGCTCTGCGTATTGCCATAGCCCATCTTCTCTAAATACTCATTGGCAATCTTTATCATCACATCGTCTGTTAGTTGATCGGCATCGCTGGCTGAGAATGAGAGTATCGTGTGGCAAACAGGCTTCTGTACGTTCGGGCGCATGGAGGCTTGCAGAGCGAACTCGTGAACGCATAGGTTTTGGTCGGTAAAACCTATGTTATTACTCGCCAAAACCATAGCTTTTCCTTTCTCTTTGCTAAGCATATAATTGATAACTCCTCCGAAGTCTGCGCCTTTGATAATCTTGGCTATCATGGTTTCAAGCGTTTGATGAGTTCATGAATGAGGACTTTGAGTGCATTCAAGTCTTCATTGAGGGCATAAATGCCAAAGGCATTGAGCCGATGAGCTATCTGATTGAGATTATTTGCCATGCCCGAAACCGTACGGATGAGCTGCATCTCTTCGGGTTTGATGCGTGCCTTGACTTCTGCTTTTGTAATGAGCCGCCGCAAAAACTCGGTGCGAGTGATGGATGCTTCACGTGATTTTCCCAATAAGGTGTAGTACTCCATTGTATTAAGCCGAAGAAGCACTTGATATTTCCGTTTCTCTGATAATGTCTTGGTGGGTCGTCCACCTTTATTCTTCTGTTCCATTTTTTATTTTTTTGATGAGACCAACGGGTTTTTCACCTCCCTATGATGGGAGTAAGTAGGTTTTGAGATACTCAAAACACAAACTTGCTTCCCTGATACATGCTATCTTCTGATACCACGCTTCATGGTTGGTAATACCATTTGTTTCTCTTTGACTTTAGATAGAGCAACGAGCCATCCGTTGAGGTCTTTGTGCGCTCGGTAGCAAACAGAACCGTCTATGACGTGTGGGTAAAACAGCTTCAAAACTTCAAACGATTTTCGTCCTGCTTCATCATTGTCCAGAAAACTTTCAACTTGCTTGTAGCCTTTAATCTTCTCTTGAATGTATGGGGCACATAACGAAGCGTATAGAACGAGGTGGGCGTAAAAGATGATTATTACTTTATGTTTCAACGAGTTACGTGATTGGAGAGATTAAAGGGCTGTAAAACGAAACGTTTACATTGGTTTAATTTTGGTTTACATAGAAGGGCTGTTGAGGCTTATAAGACGTACAAAAGATTTACATAGGGTTACAGAATGTTTACATAGAACTGTAGAAGGTTGAAGAGGGCTGTTTATCGGTCCTCTTTTCTTGTATCAATATCACGGAAAAGCCTGTATTTAAGCGATATGCACTGATTTACGAACGATAATGAGGTGACACTACTAAAACAGAATTAAAAGGGCTTAGAACGCAATTAAAACGGCATTAAAATGGAGGTAACGTCGCAAATTTATTACCTCCATTTTTGGTGTGTAAAAACGTTGATTTTAGGTGGTGGGGTTACTGCTGGGGTTACAAAGTGGGGTTACATTTGTCGAAAAGTGGGGTTACAAAACTCTTTCCAACACCCCCCAGTAAAATGGTTGCCAAAGAACAAAAAAAGGAGTAAAGTGTAAGAAACTGACACTTTGCAAGCAAGTTTGAACGTGTATTTTTATTCCTAACACCTTATGTATAAGGGGATTTTGCCATAAATAAGGGGTATTTCGGGGGGAGGGATACCCTAATATGGTCAATCGTTAGGCAACATAGATGACATCGGAATATACTGATATGCTCCTTCGTCTTTTGCTTTTATGCCAATACATTTTGTTACCAACTTGTCAAAAAAGATATAAGCAGTATCTGTTATAAGTTGACCTTGATCCTTTCTTTTAATGATAACGGATTTCATAACCATAGTTGTGTCAAACTTAAAATGAGAGCGTGCTACTATTAAGGAATCCTCAAGGTGTCGCATTAAAGAAATCTTTTCATTGACTTCTTGGAGTTCTGTCTTTGTGTTTGCAACACCAGCCCATGTTTTTAAGAATTTCAGTTTCTCACTTATTTCCTCCCTAAGCTGGTTGATTGATTGTTGCATTTTAACACCTTTTGATGTCTCATCAAAGGTTAGCCTTGCAGGTGTGAGAGAATCAATTTTTATTATTTCAACTTCTTCACCAGTTTCTTGCATAGCCTTGAAGCTTTTTTCCACAAGGTTATTAGCAATTTCATTTTTGGTCTTTTGGCAAGAAGATAATCCAATAATGAGAAAGAAAATAAAAACATATTTTTTCATGATCAGAAGAATTTGCTGATACTACCAATAACTTCAAACACATTTACGATACGGTTTACTTCAAACTCTTGCTCGTCGAAATTAGGATTTATTGGTACATATCGAAGAAATTTTTTAGAAGATCCACGGCGAATGATTTTAATTGTACGGATTGTGTCAAGCACTACTGCATACATCTCACCATATTGAATATCGTCAATTGTGCATGGACGTAGAGCTATTATATCTCCATGGCTAATTTGTGGTTCCATAGAATGTCCTGTAACATTACACCAAAGATGTGCTCTATCAAAGCCTGGTACAATGATGTTGTGTTTAGGTGATGATACTTGCGAATTGTATATTTCGCTGAACCCTCCAAGAAAATCGACATCATAATAAGGCTGTCCTACTTCTGAGTTATAACTGACTATAGGGGAAGAAAACTTGTCTGTATTCTCTCCTTTTAGCATATTACCTTTACCTGTGAGGAGCCATTCTGGGTTTACATCTGGAGCATAAGCAAGAAATCTTGATATATTATCTTCGCTAATTCCATTGTTTTGTCCCAAAATGCCCCTGGTTGTACCTGATTCTTTATAATAAACATAATCAGAAACTCCTTTTTTAGCCAAATAAAGCGAGATATTTTGCTTTATAAGCGATTTTTCTTGTTTATTTTCTTGCATAATCGAGAAATCTTGTTTATCTTTGCAACGTGTTCCATTGAGAACCGCCCCCAAAGATACGAAAAAGGGTCGAGAATAACGAGAATTATCGAGTAAAGATTATAAAAGCGAAAAAAGTTATACACAAAGGCGGCTACGTCCGAATGGTAGCGGACACGAATTAAAAGCGTCGGAGCAATGGGGTTCGATTCCTCACCGCCTACGAATGATTAATAATTAAAAAAGTGAGATAATGGAAAAGACAAATGAAACAAGCAAGATGGTTAAGCGGTATATCCACATAAAGAAGGAAGACCGTGATTTTCTTATGGAAGCTTTCGGTATTACCAGAAGGTGTGTTTTTAATGCAATCAATTTTGATTCAAAGCGTGGAAACACCGAACTTGCTGAACGTATCCGTAAAGTCGCAATAGATCGTGGTGGTATTATTATGGTTGAAGCACCAGAGGGTGAGGTCTTCCACGATTCTGATAACTATATACGTGAGTATCTTCCTGGTGGTGTTATGATTGAATTATCAAAGAGCGATGGTAGTGGCGTTGTTTTTAAGAAAGGTATGCAAATGAAGTCATACAAGAATATTCTACTCACTGATATTCCACAGATTCAAGCATACGCAGCAGCACTAAAGTAAAGGAGGATAGTGATGGAGTACTACGAAGGCAATCTTTGCATATCTTACCAAGAACTTGTAGGCAGCGGCATTATGAGTGCAGCCAATTACAAGCAAATGGTGGCACGCGACAATATGCACGTGGCAAGACGAGGTGGCGGAGCGAGTGGCAGTTGTGCTCTTGTTGTTATTGACAGCCTTCCGTCAAGATTTAAAACGAAAGTTAAGGAACTTTTTCCAGAAGGTGCACTTACACATCTGAAGCTTTGGGTTCGCAGCAACTATGAAATAGATCAAAACGCTATTGCTTTTTTCCATAGTCGTGAACAGTCTGGATATGACTTAGCACCAGAGAAGATAAACGAATATGTTACGAATGCGAGTGTGTTGAACTGCTGCATTAAGCTATATAATCGTGCTGCTACAGCGCAGAAGCTGATGGGTGGTAAGTATAATTGGGATGATATGGCACAGACGATTAAGACTCTTAAGGACGAGCTCGGACATACACTCCCAACAAGTGCATTACGATTCCGCAAGAAGGTGAACGAGTACAAGCGTGATGGTTATAGTTGTCTTATAAGTGGCAAGTTTGGTAATCAGAGTGCAAGAAAGGTGGATGTTAAGACCATGCAACTTGTTCGTAGTTTAGCTGTTTTACCAAACAAGCCTTTTAATAGCAATATTCACGAGATGTATATTAGCTTTATTTGTGGTGAACTTGATGTCTTTGATCCTAAAACAGGCGAGCTCTTCAACCCAGATGACTTTACAGACAAGAATGGCGAACCAAAGAGTTTGAGTGAAAGCACAATCAATAATATTTTGAATGACCCTGCTTCACGTGTACTAATAGAAGAGTCATTATCAAGCTGGAGTACCTTTATGCACGAACAAATGCCTCACATGCATCGCCATTCTGGTCGTTTCTCGTTGAGCCAAGTAACAATGGACGACGTGGATTTGACACGCAAGTTAAAGGACACAAAGCAGAGAGTACACGCTTATTATGCGTATGACGTGGTTAGCCAGTGTGTGATTGGGGCAAGCTATGCAAGAAAGAAAGACGAAGGTCTTGTTGTTGACTGCTTCCGAGATATGTTCCGCCTAATAGCTCGTCAAGGATGGGGAATCCCTGCAGGAATAGAGGTAGAGAACCACTTGATGAGTCAATATAAAGAGGGCTTCCTCAAAGCAGAAACTGTATTTCAGTTTGTTCGTTTCTGTGCGCCATTGAACTCACAAGAAAAGTATGCCGAGCCTCTGAATGGTGCCAAGAAGCGCAGCATAATCCACAAGAATCACGAAGGTATCGGTCGATTCTATGGCAAGGGAAAGTGGCGTCAAGAGTTTAAGAAGATCAGTGACGAAACCAACGAACTCTATGAAGATAAGGAATACTTCACCTTCGAGCAGCTTGTTGCTGACGACCGTAGAGATAATGACGAGTGGAACAATACACTACATCCAAATCAGAAGATGTATCCTAGTATGACACGCTGGCAAGTTCTTGAAGCCAACATCAATCCGAATCTGCTTCCTTACGATGCAAAGATGCTTGCTTATCATATTGGTGAGAGAGTTGAAACAAGCATACGAAGGAACTCAACGGTAAGAGTGGCACACGAAGATTGGTGGTTGAGCTGCACAAGTGTTTTGGAGCGTCTTGCACCGAATAACTATAAGGTAACAGCCTGTTATCTTCCAAATGAAGAGGGCGAGCCACAAGAGGTGTTCATCTATCAAGGAGGAAAGTATATCGATACTGTTGAGAAAGTAAAGACTTTCAACCGAGTCATGGCAGAACAGACCGATGAAGACAGAGCAGCATTTGTTGAACAGCAGAAGAAAATTGCTAAGTTCACTGCTTACATCAAGGAGAATGCCATTGACAGATTGGGAATATTGAAACCTACTCCACAAGAGCAATTGGAAGAAACGCAAGAGATAGTTTGTACAGCTCCTAAGGAGGAAATACCGCAGATGACCTTGATAAGTGCAGCAGACAGAGCGGTTGAAGATATATAAATAAGATTAATTTAAATGCCATTAGAATATGATTACAACAGGCAACAAAAAGCGGATTTTGGATGCTATAGTAGCCAACCGCAAGAATTATCCAAGTGATGCAAAGCACGCATCTGTATTAGGAATCTCTCCAAGCGTTTACAACGGCTTGAAGAAAGGGCAAATTGAAAAAGCATTAAGTGATGCAAACTGGGTGAGTATAGCTCGTCGCTTGGATGTTAGTCTTCGTGAGAGAATTGAGTGGAAAGGTGCACAGACAGAAACCTTTAAGTATATCAGTCTTCAGATGGAGGCTTGCCAAGAGCGCAGTCTGAGCGTAATACTGTGTGACCTTCCTAATATCGGCAAGACCTACACAGCGAGATGGTATGTCAACGAGCACCGCAATGCTATTTACGTAGATTGTTCTCAAGTAAAGACAAAACGTGCGCTGGTAAAGAAGATAGCACAAGAGTTTGGTGTCGGTATCAGTGGTAAATATCAAGAAACATACGAAGACCTTGTTTATTACCTGCGCTCTATGGAGCGTCCGCTGATAGTATTGGACGAAGCTGGCGACTTGCAATATGATGCCTTTCTTGAATTGAAAGCCTTATGGAATGCAACGGAGATGTGCTGTGGCTGGTATATGATGGGTGCAGATGGCTTACGTTCCAAGATAAACAGAATGTTAGAACATCAGAAAGTTGGTTATGCAGAGATATTCTCTCGCTATGGTGGAAAGTACAGCCGTGTTACTCCAGATCATGAAGAAGATCGTCGGCAGTTCCTACTTGAGCAGGCTCGTGCAGTAGCAAGTGTAAATACTCCAAGTGGTACAGACATCGGCCAAATAGTTCGTAAGAGCGGAGGCGGTTTGCGACGAGTATATACAGAGATTGAGAAATTGAAGAAAGGTTCATAATGGTTAAGCGCGCATATAGCCCAAAAGAGATAGCTAAGAAGACCTACAAAACACTGCCTTGGAGTGGTAGATGGGCAGAAGCTTTTGGCTTGCCAGAAGAAAACTCAACATGGTTTATTAGCGGTGCCAGTGCTGCAGGCAAGAGTTCATTCGTTATGCAACTGGCTCACGAGTTGACCCACTACGGACAAGTGCTATATATGAGCTATGAGGAAGGTGTTAGCCAAAGCTTCCAAGAACGTATCAAGCGTTTTAATATGGACAAGCGACAGGGCTGGTTTAGAGTAGTAACGACTGACACTGTAGAAGACCTTATAGCACGATTGAAGAAACGGCACAGTGCTAAGTTCATCATTGTAGACAGTTTCCAAGAAAGCGGTTGGGAATGGAGTGAAACAAAAGCATTACTTGAAGCTTTCCCAAGAAAGAGTTTTATCTTCATCAGCCAAGAAGCTAAAGGACAACCATTAGGTAAGCCAGCAATCAGACTACGCTACCACGCAGGAGTCAAAGTGAGGGTTGTAGGATTCAGAGCATTTTGCCAAGGGCGATTCAACCCAGATGCTGGTAACAGCTTTGTCGTATGGGAAGAAGGAGTACTGAGGACTTCTAATAAAATGTACTCTGACAAACAACAAGTTGAGACAGAAGTTAATAATAATACACAGAATAATGAGTAAGGAGAGACGAATAATCGAGATTACACCAGGGAAACTTAGCCCAGGTGGTCGAATGACAGAAGTTATAGAAAGTAAAGACTTCAAATGTCCGTACTGTCAAGGTAATGGCTATCACTGGCAAGAGGACGAGTATCAAGAGCCATACAAAAAAGATTGTCTAATCTGTCAAGGCAGCGGTAAGCTTGATGCAGAAGTTAAAGTTGAGTGGAAACCTGCAAACAAATAGTTATGGAAAGGTTACTATCGCATTCGATAACACCTACTGACAAGCCAGTATGGTTAGTAAAACTACAACACGCCATCAGTCAAGCATTCTCTTCACGCGGTATAGAAGACAGTGAAAAAGGATGGAAGGAACTGAAAGACTTCGTTGATTGGTTTGTTTATAAACTTTATGATCGTAGAGACATAACTTTGAGGAGCAAAGTAACATCCAGCCTTACGGATGAGGATGGTCAGACTCAACTCCTTATTAAGCGAAACGGAAAATTAATTCAAACATATTACATTCAAAAATAATAAGATTATGATTACATTTTTAGACGAAATTAGAAAGCGATTACAGACATGGCATGAGGAACGTGCCGAGAGAATAGAAGTAAAGCGACAAGCACGGCTTGACGCGGAGGCACGTGAAGCCGTACAAGTAATGGAGTTTAATGGTAAGTTGTACATTTGCGTGGATGGTAAACCACTATTCGATATTGACATTTTCAAGGACAGTGTGGCGGAGGTTGTAGCGTGCGGTCGACGAACTTACAAAGACTGGAAGGAGGAAAAGCTATGGGAGCGCACAGGAACTACGCAAGGTTTTATACCTTGTTAAAGAAAATGCCTTGTGCTGACAAGGAAACACTTGTGTCAAGCTTCACAAATGGACGAACAACAAGCCTGCGTGAGATGAGTGAGAAAGAGTATGAGACGATGTGTGTATCATTGGAGGAACAGACAGGCTGGAAGTCAGAACTGAAGAAGAAACGCAGTTTGTGCCTTAAACTGATGCAGCAGCTTGGAATTGACACTTCTGATTGGGCAAGAGTTGATAATTTCTGTCAGCATCCACGACTTGCAGGTAAGCCCTTTAGAAAGATAAGCATCGAAGAACTACAAGGTCTTGCGGTGAAGCTGCGAACAATCAAGCAAAAGGGTGGATTGAAACCTAAACAATCCATGATGCCAGATAAAATTAATAATTCAGTGATAGTGTTTCCAATGTACAACACATCAGAAAACTAAATAAAATAATAACGAGAATATTTATAAACCCAAAAATTAAAAAACAATGGCAACAAGAAAGAAGAAAGTTATTATCACAGGTGTGAGTAGAGAAGCTGCAGACGAGGCTTTTGCAAATTATGCTAAGTCCGATGCACAAGTTCAGAAGATTAATGCAGAGATAGAGCTGCAATGCGCTAAGATCCGTGAGAAGTATGCTGACAAGTTAGCGTCGCTTACAGAGGAGAAAGACAAAGCATTCGATACACTGCAGGCCTTTGCTACCGAGAACCAGGCAGAGTTGTTCACTAAAAAGAAGAGCCTTGATATGGCACATGGCGTGATAGGCTTCAGAACAGGAACACCAAAGTTGAAGACATTGAAAGGCTTTACTTGGGCAAGTGCTTTACAATTAGTGAAAGAGTTCCTACCTGACTATGTTCGAGAGACTTGGGACATTTCTAAAGATAAGCTGCTTGCAGACCGTGAAACAGAGGCAATGCCTGAGAGGATGGCAAAGTGTGGTATACAGGTAGCACAAGATGAGACCTTTTATGTTGAACCTAAGAAAGAGGAGACAGGCGTATGAGAAAAAATGTAGTTAAGCCACCTAAGATAGCTTTGTGCCGTGAATGTAACGGCACAGGCTTCCGAAAAATCAGCGTAGGTGGAACCTCGACACAAATTCAGTGTCCTCAGTGTGAAGGAAGTGGAAGAGTCCTTGTAAAATGCAAGATGGACCTTGACATCCGTCCCTACAAAAAAAATAAATAACCTTTAAATCCCAGTATCAGGTGGACAGACGAAAAGGAAAGAGTTATGCAAAACGCGTTGCCGACACCAATCAGATTTATGATACTTATGTGAAGACTGGTCTTTCAAACCGAGAGATATGGAAGCGTTATATTTACCCTAAGTTCGGCATTAGCGAACGCACCTTTTACAATCTGCTGAAGGCATCGAGCAGCCCTACAATAGAGGGTTGCTTGGAGCTTTCAGCAGAAGGCTTTTTGTTCCCAGAGCTGTTAATAGAAGATGAAATCAGAAATCCAACATATTTTAGGAAGAATCCTTAATGATATCCGTGTCGAGCTTACAGACGAGTTTGATCAGAACTTCGAGCGACAGTCTTTCTTTGGTGAGGCATGGCAGCGCAGAAAAGGCCCTCTACGTCCTAAAGGTCATATACTGGTAGATACTGGTCAGCTTCGTAGAAGTATACAGAGTCGTACGACGGAAAACAGTATTACATTCTTTACTACTGAACCTTATGCAGCTATTCATAATGAAGGTGGCGAGATTGTGGTAACTGCAAAAATGAAAGGGTATTTCTGGCACAAATACAAGGAAGCAACAGGTTCTTTTGGGAGGAAGAAAGATGGCAGCCGTAGGAATGACAAGCGTACAATCCAGCTTTCTGAAGAAGCCGAGTTTTGGAAATTTATGGCGTTGAAGAAAGCTGGAACAACTATCAAGATACCTCGTAGACGGTTCTTAGGCACAAGTCCAGAGGTTGAGAGAACTGTAAGAGAGATAATAGAAGAAAATATTACAGAGTACATTAATTTTGACTTAGACATAACAGAACGATGAGAAAAGAACTATACACAATGCTCTGTGAGAAGCTGAAGACAGTAGGCAATGGAGCGATAAAACACATAGATTTGTGGAACCACAATGTAGAATTTATAGAACTTGAAGAGCCATTTGAACGACCAGCTGTGTTTGTTGAGTTTGCTCCCATTCAATGGAATGCCATTCAGAATGGTGTTGAGTATAGAGCCGAGCCGATTGTTAATCTACATGTGGTAACAGACTGGGTAGGTAGCGCAGCTGCTGATAGCGAATTTAGAGAAAAAAGCCTTGAGGTGTTTGACCTACTCGAAGATATACATCAGACACTGACCTGCATGGAGGGAGAAACGTTTATGGCTTTTGATTTAATGCAGAGTCAAACTAATCATAACCATGAGGATATTCTTGAGAATATAGAAAGTTACCAGTGTGTGGCAATTAAGAGGCTTTGAGCAAGAAAATAAGGCTTAACAAGAAAATAATCCGTTACTTTTATTGTGAGTAACGGATTATTTTGTATATTTGCAGTGCGTAGAGATACGTAGGGACAGGGTTGAAAGACCGTGTACCGCCCCAAGGTCGCTTTTCAGCGGCCTTATTTTTTATATTTTCAGTTCCTTTAATACCATTTCATCTGCTATATAGAAGAAGATTCTACCTGTACATTTTCGTCGTGCTTCTGTCAGTGCCTCATAGAACTTCGCACTGTGAGAAGGTATCTCAAAGACAACCGCCTCTCCTCCTTGTTTTGTAAGTGCTTTCTTTGCATACTTCACGATATTACCAGCTCCGCCTGTTACACATTTTAAGTCAGCCTTTATATTATCAAACCTGATATCGTAGGTCTGTCCAACTGGTCTGTCTACACCTTGCAGGTATTCTATATCATGTCCATTATCGGCAAGAACCTTACACATTCTCATTTCCTTATCAAACTTCTGTCTTTCAGCATTGCTGGCAGCTGCTTCAGCAATGCGTTCTAATTGTGTTACTACAAGCCCAGTATTCTTTGGTGTAACATAGGTTCTTTCCCATGTCTTCTCATCATATTTCAGAATGCGCTTAGCAGCTCCAATATTTTCGTTTTTTTGAGCTCTTATCAGTTTACATGCAGCGCAGAGTTCATTATCAGGAATAAAGACAAGTTTCTGCTTGCCTTTAGCTATGTCACAGTCTTTGCACCGCTTGATAGTATAAGGGTTATAATCGGGTACTGTCTTCTGCTCCTGTCCTGCATTGAAACGGAATATCCCCTTAGTATCTTTTCCTGTAGCTTCTTCTCCAAGAGCCATTGCCTCCTCGTGTGGTGTAGTAGGATACTTTGTCTTTCTCACCTGCACCACCGTACAACGGCAGTTCCAACCATTTGGAGGGTAATATTCCTCCCAAAATGGGTCAGTAATCGGAAGTGTTACACGATTAAGTGCTGCATGTTCTGGGCGCACCTTGTCATCACCAGCTGTTCGGTACTGCAAATTATATCGGTCACCATCTTGCATAAAGCCTTCCCATTTCGCAGCCATTTGAGCCGAAGCTTGTACAAAGTTGTATTCTGCTTTGAGATAATTCCCATTGTAGGTACTATCGATACTTCGAACGTCATTTAAAAATTGTTCGAACGGCTTTCTATTTCCATTTTCATCGAGAAGTGATGGGAAAGCTTCGTTTAGCTCGTGAAAGGTCTTCATACCAGAGAAGATATAATTTGAGCGTTCAAGCCTCCTACGCATTCCTTCAGACATTTTCACCTGCTTAAATGAGGAATCCAAGGCTGATGCGTGTGCATTAATGAACTCCTGGATCTTTGGCTTTTCAAGAATTTCAATCCGAAACTGCGACCCCTCTACTTTATAGAGTGTCTCCATCATGCTACTGAAAAGAGCAGAGAGTTCTTTCCTAATATCTTTCTCACGGCTGAAAGTTGCTTGTAAATTCTCTTTCCCAAGCAATTGTGCATAACGCTCATGCAGCCCCTCGTAATCAGAGGGGCTTAGTCGAAAAAAGGTTGCTTTGCGTTGTGTTGCTTTTTTTTCTCTCCCTTGGGTGTATTACCATCCTCTGGGTTTTCATTGCTTCCTTGTGGCTTATTAGGGTCTAATATAGGCATTTGTCTACGTTCACCCACAGGAATATTATACTTTTCCTCAAAATAAGAAGGGGCTACCTCGTAATTGTTCAATACAAGTTGTTCATAAGCAATTTGCTGCTCTGGAGTATAGTCGACGCTGTAGTCCCAATCAAAACGTACACCCTTGAGTGGAAAGCCGTGTTGTACCATGCGCGGAATAAGTTGGTTATTCACCACATCACGTAAGGTATCACAATCTGCTTCTACGAGGTTCTGGAAAACCTCAAGGTGTGTTTCAGACTGTGAAAGTGAAGAACCATCCTCTATTGTCATCGTTTGTCCAATAATCAGCTTAGATAGTTCAGAGTTCGCTCTATCTATTCGTCTGTCGTAAACATTAAAGGCATCTCCTTTGCTTGATTCTACAACCTCAATCTCAGTACCCTGCTGGAAGATAGCCCAACCTTCCGTTCCCATGTCTGCCATCATCTTCTCCATCTTAGACAGCTCTTTATCGTCACGTGTTGTGGTACGTGCTATTCTCATAGGCATTCCGAATATTTCGGCAAAGGTGTCCCAAAAGGCTAAAGCATTCTTCTTAGGTATAGTTTGAGTGGCAGCCTTGAGGTATAATCCAAGACTATCAGTTTGTCCGACTTCTATAAGCCAGTCGATAAATGGTGGCTTATGATAATCGATTCCTGTCTCCCAATCATCGCCAATCTGCTTAATGACTCTTCCATATTCAGGAATAACGTGTTTTCTCGGAATAAGCTTTACACCATTGTAATAAAGCATATTATTGGCATCAGTCATCAATTCACCAAGTTCAATGAGCGAGTGTCCCCAATAATTAGCATCCAGCGCATATTTCATAAACTGCTTGAACCATGATTTATTGAAATAATCGGCTGCTTGTTCGTCTTCGTCTCCCTTTTCATTCACCAGTTTAAACGATCGTGACAAAACAAAACCTTCACGCTGCTGAATACAGCCAGAGAGGTGCAAATCAACCTCTACATCTTTATAAATATCGTAAAGACGCTGCCTATTAGGATTCTCAACATTGATAGCCATCTGCCATGCAGTACGCCAATCTCCGATATCCTTACGCGTAAGTGAATCCGTGGTACGTTGTAGTTCCATGACAGTCTTCCGAAAGCGTTTAGCTTCGTTCTTTGCCAATCGGAGTGTCCCAAAAGGTGTTTGCGCTAATGACTTATTATTTGTCTTCTTATTTTTTGCCATAGTTTTTACCAATTATATCGTTGTTTCTTTTGGCTACCATATTTCATCGGTAGTCCAATTGTTTCTCCATTTTCATCAAGCGCAAGTGGTAAGTCTGGTATGATTTTCCCAGCTTGTACACCTTCAAGCCATTTGATAGCACGTTCATATCGTTCCTTACGGATTTCCATACCCATTTTCTGTGGTGTAGACGCAGCCATGTGATAAATAGCAATATCACAGGTATACATTACTACAAGCCTATTGCGCTCACTATCTAAAGCATTGAAAACGGCATTTGTATCGTATTTAGGACGGAGATATCCTGCTATTTCCTCGATTGCTTCCAGTTCAGCATTGGAACGGTTCTCTGCACTGACTTGAGAAACAACCTTGAGTGCCTGATCTCCAATGACAACCTTATAATCTTCATCAGTTATAAACATAAGCCTACATCGTTATATATAAAGCCTTTTTTTCTATATCTCTCATAGTAATTCCCTTTTTGAAGATACCATGTGAGAGGAACTTCTTAACTTCCTGCTTGGAAAGTACCTCAAACTTTCCTTTAATCACAATTACCATATATTTACGGTGTGTGATATGACGGAATTTGTCTGCTTTCTTTATGGCGCGCTTTAGGCGAAAACCAAAAATGATGTCTTTAAATAGCTTGAACATGTTACCATGAGTTTTTTGAAGACGGACGACGTCCGAACCTCGGTGAATAAATCTGTTGTCTTGTATTCTTTTGTAAGATATAGATAGCTCCCTCGTCAGCATCTGGTGCATCATCGTTACCACTCATGCCTTTTTCAAAAGCAAGAGTTTGTTCAACACCTGCCATCATATCAGGATCATCCTTTTGTGAAGCATCATAATAAACAAAGCCTCGCTCCCATAGTGGACTAATAGCCTCAATGCGCTGGAACTTATCAGGTTTTTTGCGTGTGTCGCCTGTAATTGGAAGCTGATACCCTCGTAGGTTTCCCTCGACAGTAAAATCATCAAGGATGATATCTTGCATGAAAGAAGCCTCCATTGCAAATCGTATTGCTATTCCTACATCCAAACTCCATTCATAGAGATCATAGCACCAGCGTACAAGTTCAGCTACCGAAGCTTTTCGGACGAAAGCTTTTAGATGCCAAAGAGAAGTTCCATGTTTTCCCCATAGCTTAGCTGCTTTGGTATCATTAGATTTCTTACTCTTCCATGAAGGGTCAATATAAAGTACGAATTCAGAGAATTCTTTCCATTTTGGACGCTTGGCATAACGTATCCATTCTTGACGAAAGACAGTTCCTTCCACAATAGGGTTATGCATCATCTCCTTGTTCCAAGCTCTATATCCAACAAATTCAGCGTATTCACGTGCCTCATCTTTGGTCCACTTTTCTTGCCAAACAGGATTTCCCTCATTATCGACAGCGTATATCGTCGACACATGAACACCCTTTGTCTTACAGATGTTGGCAAGTACAGATGTTTTGGAAATGAGATTACCAACCATTATAAAACGTCCACGTCCCACATCAAGCGCACCGAAGAGAGCCTCCTTTACCCAGTCTGTGAGTTCACGAACACGTCGTTCATTACGGCAAAGCTCATCATCATCAAGGTCGTCAATAACTATGTAGTCAGGACGTGATTCGCGCTTTCTGAGACCACGTGGGGATTGTCCTCGTCCACAGGCAAGAAAATATACACCATCCTTAGTGTTAAACTCACCCTCAGTCCAGCTGCCCATAGACATCTGTTTACCAAAGTCAGCAATAATACGCTTGTTATATTGAAGCTCTGCCTGAATATCTCCGAGAAGACGAATAGCACTCTCCTCGGACTTACCAACTATCACCATGAAATTAATGAGCCGTTTTGGTTGAAACATTAACCAAAGCGGTGTAAAGATATCCATGTGTGTTGACTTTGCATGACCACGTGGCCATTTAAAGACAGCCTTAAGGTTTGACGTGTTCTTTACCTTGAGCGCAGCTGCGTTATGAAAAGGAGCATTATGTATGGTACGAATGATCTCTCCTGTGGCTTTATCTCGCAACTGGAGGAAATGCGGAAAGTAATACTCACAAAAAGCGGCATAGTCTTTCTGCAAGTGTTTAATACGTTGCTCTTTTTGAAGAGTTGTTTCTCGTACAAGGCCCTTAGTGTCGGTGATAGCTTGTATCTGCCGACAGTGCTCTTGCCATTCCTGTTGTATTTGTTTTAATTCCGCAATTGTAGCCATAATCTATTTATAAAGAAGAAGGGTTCTGCATTCGCTCCATAAGGAACTTATTCTGATACTTATTGATAGCCTTAACAAGTTCTGGGGTAATATCTGGGTCGAAAGAAGCCTGATCTTGAATCCATCTATTGAAAGCCATAAAGACTTCAATAGCATCAATGACATTCGCTTTCTTATCAAGTTTCTCTATTGTTGCTGATAATTTAGAAAGCTTATCTGCTAATGAACCAATAACTGTAGGGTCATCAGATTTGTTGACATTCTCAATTAGACCATCAATAGTTAGAAGAAGCTTGTTCACGAGTTCAGGGCGTGATATGTTTTTTGCTGCACGAGCTTCTTTCCACCCTTCAGTGGTACACCATTTAGAGACAGTGACACGTGACACGCCTAATTGGTCGGCTATCTCCGTCTGTTCCATTCCAGAAAGATATAATGATCTTCCGATGGATTTTTTCTTTTCTACTTCTGCTTTTGTCATAAAATCGTTTTGCTGGATTGTGTTAAATCTACTGCAAAGTTGCTCCTTTTTATATAGGCTAAAAAGAAAGTGTGCAACGCTTGCACAGATGTGGGCAAGCGTTACGTACTTCCTTTGTAGATAGCTGTAAATAACGCAACTTTGCAGCAAACATGATAGTTGAGATAAAATCATAAAAATATGAGTAAGACAAAACGAGTAAGAATTAGCAACGAAAGTCTGAATAGTTACGGATTCAGAGTCTTGACCAGCGGAATGGAAATTGGTCAATATAGTCGAAATCCTGTACTACTCTATATGCACGAGCGTGGTAATGTGATAGGCTATGTTAAAGACCTGCAGGTTGAGGATAACGAGATAACAGGTGAACTTATGTTTGACGAAGCAACAGAGTTAAGTCAGCGTTGTAAAAAGCAATGGGAATTCGGATCTCTAAAGATGGTCAGTGTTGGCATAGATATTTTGGAGATGAGTGAAGATCCTAAGTTTCTCGTAGAAGGCCAGCTTCGTCCAACTGTTACCAAAAGTAAACTCTTCGAGGTATCGTTGGTAGACGTTGGTGCTAACGACGATGCTCTTGTTCTTCAGAAAGATGGTCAACGAATAGAATTAGGCAAAGATGGTGGCATGGTGCTACCTCTTCTACATAACAATAATAACAATCAAAAAGAAAAAGAAATGAATCAAGAGAAATTAGCCCTTGAGTTAGGTCTTGCAAAAGATGCTGATGAGGCAGCTATCAGTGCTGCTTTGGCAAAACTGAAGACAGAAAGTGCAGAAGCCGAAAAGCTGCGTGCAGAATGTGATACTTTGCGTGTCGCACGTATTGAGACTCTTGTAAACGGAGCTGTTGCTGAGAAGAAGATTGGTGAAGACAAGAAGCAGCACTTTATGGAATTAGGAAAGAAGATTGGTGCTTCTGACTTGAAAGCGACCTTCGATGCAATGTCACCACAAGTCAAGCTTAGTAACTTGATAGGTCATCAAGGTGGTGAGCCAAATGCAGGACAAGGTGGGTACGAGAAGTTAAGCGATGTTCCTGCTTGCGAGATAGAAAAGCTCAAGAAGGAATCACCAGCTTTATACAAGCAGTTGTATAAAAAAGAGTACGGTTTTGAGTGTGAGATTTAAACAAGTATAACAACAAAAAGAAAGAAAAACAATGACAAGATTGATTTCTATGTTAGTAGCTGTTCTTATGAACAGTCTTGTAGGTGGAGTAATTGCTTCTGCTTTGGGGCTCCCAGCTATAGCAGGTGCTGTAGCCTTGAATATGATAGCATCGGTAATTGGACAGGCCATTCCTAAGGGTAGTCTTCGTGCTGGTGTCTATACTGAAATCTGGACAGGTGAGTTGGTAAAGCATCTCCGTCGTGGACTGGAAGCATCATTCCTTGATGGTATTCCTGATAATTCAAGTATTGTTGATAATGATGTCATCCACTTGATTGATGTAGGTGTAGACCCAGAGGTTTTGATTAACAATACGACTTATCCTATCCCACTACAGGCTTTGGAAGACAAGGATATTGCTATCAAGCTGGATAAGTTCCAGACTAAGGTAACTCCAATTACTGATGATGAGTTGTATGCCTTGAGTTACGATAAGATGGGTCGTGTGAAGGAAAGTCATGGAAATGCTATTAACGATTCGAAATTCGCTAAGGCTGCTCATGCCCTCTGTGCTAAGGAAAATACTGAGACCACACCAGTATTGAAGACCACTGGTAAGCGTGACTCTGTAACAGGTCGTCGTAAGATGACTCTTGAAGATCTCTTGAGTGTTAAGAGGTCAATGGATAAACTGAAGGTACCATCACAAGGACGTCGATTAGTGCTTTGTAGTGATCATGTCAATGACCTGTTGGAGGTTTCACAGACCTTTAAGGAGCAGTACAATATCGATCGTAACAATGGAACGGTAGGTAGACTCTTTGGCTTTGATATCTATGAGTATGCTGATAATCCTCTCTACACAACAGCAGGAAAGAAGAAAGATATCGGTGCAGCTGTCACAACTGGTGAGTTCCAGTGTTCGTTTGCCTTCTATACACCACGTGTCTTTAAGGCTACAGGCTCGACCAAGATGTATTACAGTGAGGCATCTACCGACCCACAGAACCAGCGTTCACTCGTCAACTTCCGCCACTACTTTATCTGTATGCCTAAGAAGGCAGATGCTGGTGTAGTGTTAATGAGTGATTACAAGAATCCAAGCCTTCCAGAAGGATAAAAAGTAGAATTATAAATTGTAAGACGTATGAAACTGAAAGTTATTAACGCATTTTGTGATAAGATAGACCACGTAACAGTATATGAGCCAGGAACTATCTTGGAGGTAAATGACGTAGAACGTGCTCAAGACCTCATCACACGTGAACTGTGTAAGGAATTCAAGGGTAAGACTGCTCCTACTTTTGTTCTCGGTGACCAGGAAAGCGAGAGCGAAACAGATAATACTAATTCGTCAGAAACATTGAATGAATCTGCGGATGGTACAGAGATGAACTCTGAGAAAGAATCTGAAGAGGAATCTGAGGATGGTACAGAGGGAGAGTCTCCAAACTCAGATGATGATGAGTAAACCTATGAAGTACCTTGTAATCCACTGCACCGCCACTCCAGAAGGTCGTGAAGTAAGTTCTAAGGAGATACGTGCATGGCACACTAACCCTGTAAGTCAGGGTGGCCGTGGCTGGAAGCAGGTGGGTTACACGGACATGGTTCACTTAGATGGTCGTGTGGAACGATTAGTGGATAACAATGAGGATGCTAATGTTGATCCATGGGAAATGACAAATGGTGCTGCAGGATATAATGCTGTAAGCCGTCACATAGTATATGTTGGTGGATGTGATAAAGCCATGAATCCTAAAGATACTCGCACAGAAGCACAATGTGAAGCGTTAAAGCGTTATGTGCAGGATTTTTACCGTCGTTTCCCTCAGATTAAGATAGTTGGGCATCATCAGCTTAATCCTGGTAAGGCTTGTCCAAGCTTTGATGTTCCAAAGTGGCTACGTGAGATTGGTATCAGACAAGTTTAATTGAATTGAAAGACAATGGCAGACACTATATTCCAGATTCTGCAATGGGCAATCCCTTCAGGTGGTATCGGTGCTGCCATTGCCTGGATAGCAGAAAAGAAAACAAGAGATGCCAAGACAGCTAAAGAGGTGCATGATACCTACAAGGCTATGTATGAAGATATCTCTGCACTATTAGTTGAAACTCAAAAGAAGTATGAAGAAACAAAAGAGCAAATTGAAACACTCGGAACAGAGAACAGCCGTACCAGGCGAGCACTTAACCGCTTATCTCGGGCTATCGAGGCTATTCAGATTTGTCCTCATCGTGCTAATTGCCCTGTCAGCGGTGAGCTGTCACTCGACGAAGAAGCTGACACAGGAAAGCAGGTCAGAGCAAAGCACAGAACTACTCGACAGCGAGGTGGTGAACATCAGCACACTGCAGATGCGACCAGTGAAGGTGCCGATGTCAGCAGTGAGTCTAACACTGAGTTTGGATTCTCTGCGTCAGTTACCTCTCGGAGCAGGATACACAGCACGTCAGGGACAGGCGAATCTGAAAGTAAGGAGAAAGGCTCCAAGCGTAGCTAAATCTGGGCAGAGTACAACTGAACCTGGACAGATTGTAATTGAGGCCAGTTGTGACAGCCTTGAACTGGTTTGCTCCAGTCTGACAAAGACGGTCAGTACTCTCAAAAAGCGTCTTGCCCGTCAGCAGAAAGTTGGTGAGTTCAAGTATGAGGAGAAAAAAAACGAGTCCCCTTTTAATACTGTTCTAACAGCATTTAAATGGCTTTTAATAGGCTTTGTGACGGGTTTAATTTTATCGAAGATTAAAGCTATTATTTTATTTATAAAAAGGAAAATAAGAATATGAGCAAAAACAAATTCATCTACGGCATCGCAGCCGTTAAGTTCAAGGAAAAAACTGTAGGCTACATTGAAAAAGGTAGCTGGGATTGGGGTGGCTCAAAGCCAGAGAGTACCGATGTAGAAGCTGAGCAGGTTCCTGATGCTCCTGTACTCACTCTTCTCCAGAAGAATAGTCAGGTAAGCCCAACGTTCAATCTTATCCAACTGGATTATGAGAACCTGCAAGCTGTGCTTGGTGGTAAGCTCGTGGAGACTGGTCAAGATTCAAACAAGAAGGTTACGGGATGGCAGGCACCATCTACCCTCGTTGAATTACGAGGTCCTTGGGAAATCCAGTTTGTCAGTGGTCAGACCATGAAGATTCCTAACGGTACTATACTTGCGAGTCTTGGTGGTAAGTTGACACTTACAGAAGTTTCTAAGGTTGAATGCCAGTTGAAGGTTAACAAGCCTGAGAATGGTGGAGCTCCTTATGAAATCAATGATAGCGTAAGTGAAGGCTGATGGATGAACAATTGATTAGACGAATCCAAAGAGAGGGAGCGGAAGCCTTACTTGACAGAGGTGTTTCCCTCCCTCTTCTGGATATAAGAATACCCTTCTTGAAGTCACCAATACGTCTAAGGCTCACAATGAAGCGTCCAACAATGTCAAGACAGCTTAAGATAGCGCATACCTATCTTTCAATGAATATGACGTTGGAACAGTTTAGTTCCATGAATTATGATGCACAGATGGCTTTCATAGCACAGCATGGTAAGAAGTTTAGTCGTATTATAGCTTTAACAATAGAGCAAAAGTGGTTGCCGACATCCGTAATTGCATGGTTCGTAAGGCATTTTATGCGATGGGACTACCAGAAGGGCGCATTTGAGAAATTCGTCACCCTTATGGGGACAGAATCTTTTATACCTATTATCAGATCAGTAGAGATGACCAATCCGATGAAACTGAGACTGAGCCAAAAGAAAGAGGGGAGTTAAAGAGTCATTGGGAAGGCTCCCATAGCCCCTTTGGGTTTGTCTGGCAAATTGCCAGTGCAACAGGATGGAGTGTAAGATATATTTTGTATGGAGTAAACTATCAGACGCTTATAATGATGCTTAGCGACGCCCCACGATACGTGAATAAAAAAGTAAGCGAAAAGAAAGCGCAAACGGAGGAGGAAGAAGCCAATGATATTGTAGGGTTCTTTCAGAGTAACCTCAAAGGATAGTAATAAAAAACAACTATATGAAACCAGTAGAGATTGAATTCCTTATGCGTGATAACCTCACGGCAGGACTTGACAAAAGTAAGATGAGTGTTGAGCAGCTTCTTGGAGCAGCTCGTCGCGCTTCTCTCGTTATCAACGCTAAAATTACTGAACAACGTAAAGTCATTGATGGGGTTAATTCTGACCTCGAAAAGATGCAGCGTAAGTTGCAAACAATGAAACCAGGTTCTGCACAAGAGGAACTACTGGCAGAGATTAGTGCATGTAAAAAGGTTCTTAATGAGGAAATCGGTGCATTACAGCAATTAGAAAAAGAGCACCTACAAGCTAAGCAGGGTGTTGATCAGCTGGCGCAAGAGTATCAGAAAATCTCTATATCCGAGGAAAGCGCAGCTGCAAGTAGTAAGAGTTTAACCGATAGAATTGTTGAACAGAAAGCAATCATAAAGCAGACAGAAGCTGATGTAAAAGCCCTTCAGAAAGCTTATGATACGTCTGCACCTGGTAAAGCTCAGGCAGAAATATTAGCTGACCTCAACGCAGCAAAGAAAGCCTTACAAGAAGATAAAGGTGCCTTGGAGGAACTGACAGAAGCACAGAATCGTAGTAAAGAGAGTAATCAGCGTCTATCAAGGCAGTTACGTGAGTTACAGAACGACATGGCACGTATGCGTCTTAATGGGCAGCAGAATACCGAAGAATATCAGAAGATGGCTGAGAAAGCAGCACAGTTATCCGATACTCTTGGCGACCTCCGTGCTCAGACCAGCATCTTAGCTAATGACGATGCAAATCTGCAGGGCTTTATTTCTGGAGTCAACGGACTCTCAGGTGCGTTTACCACAGCTACAGGTGTAATGTCGCTATTTGCGTCAGAGAATGAAAACCTGATGAAGATACAAGCACGTGTACAGAGTGTTATGGCAATCACTATGGGATTGCAGCAGGTGTTTAATGCTTTAAATAAGGATAGTGCTTTTCATTTGGTCACGGTTACCAAAGCTAAGGAATTGCTTACAGCTGCTAACTATCGCCTTGCAACTTCATTGGGAATTTCCAATGCAGCTGCAACGGCATTAATGGCAACTCTCACACTTGGATTATCATTAGTTATTACAGGTATAATTGCAGCGTGGAATGAGTTGTCTGATGCTCAAGAAGAAGCAGCAAAAAAAGCACAAGAACGTGTTGAGATAGAATCGCAAGGGCGTGCCGAGATGATTAAGACACGTTTTGAGATAGACACCACACGAGAGGCTCTTAAGAATTTTGCAGGCTCCAAGGAGGAGGAGAAGCAAAAATGTGAAGAGATGAATCGTAAGTATGGCGAGGCTTTTGGATATTATGATACTGTTGCACAGTGGTATGATGTACTGACTGAAAAAGCCGAGCAGTACATACAAATGCTCTTTTTACAAGCGAAAGCTCAAGCATTGGTTAACAAAGCTGTAGAAACAGATGATAAACTTGCTAAGCATAAAGGAACTAAACCTGGTAATGCAGAGTCTGATATTCCATGGTATGAGAAGTTTGGACTTGCAATGTATACCAACTATGACCCAAAATTCAACGCTATTAATGCTATCGATAAGGCTAATAAACAAGCGTATAACAAGAAAACGAAAGAATTAGAAGCAGAGCGTGATGCTTATCTTAAGCAAGCTGCAGACTTACAAAAAGAAGCTGCTAATATAGGCAAGGGTGCAAATATCGGTGGGCATGTATCGCCATCTGGCAGCAAGAAGACCAAAGTCAAGAAGCAAAAAGACACTAAGAGGGAAGAAAATCGTATTGCCAATGAACTGCTTGCATTACAGCAAAAGAATCGGCAAGCAGAGATAGACCTGTTGGAAGAGGGGTCTGAAAAGAAACGTCGTCAGATTAAGGAAAACTACGAAAAGGAACGAGAAGAACTCGTTAAACAAGAAAAGATGTGGCGTGCTGCTCAAAAAGGACAACTAACCAAGCAGCAGGAAGAAGCACTTGCAACTGCTCATTCGCTGGCTGCTAAGAAAAAAAAGGAAGGTGAGGACGAGATTGCTAAGGAGGAAGCTAAAAAGCGTCTTGAGATGCAGCGTGACGAGGTGCAAGCTATGAGCGATTATCTTCGTAAGTATGGTTCTTTTCAGCAGCAGAAGCTTGCTATCGCTCAAGATACAGCACAGAAAATAGCTGAGATAGATGCTTCCGAGGTGAGCGAAACTACTAAGAAATGGCAGAAGGCTCAAATCATCAAGGAGCAACAGCAAAAAGAAGCAAGTATGTCATTTGAGGAAATCAGCCGTGGTATTGACTGGAATGCACTATTTAGTGGTGTAGGTAGTCTTACTCAAGAGATGATGCGACCGATGATGGAACAGTTGCGTGCTTACATAGAAACAGATGATTATCGGAATGCAGATGCACAGACTCAACAGGCTGTGACTGACCTTATTCAACAGCTACGTCAATATATAGGTACGGACCAAAGTGTAACATGGCAGAAGTTAGATGAAGAACTCAAGGCATTTACTAATAGTGTAGCAGTTTATGATCGTGCAGTTAAAACAGAAGAGGCTGCTGTTAGAGCACGTGAAGAGGGTAAAAAGAAACTCTCTACTGGTGCAATTACCTCAGAGGAATATAAAGTCCTCGAAGATAAAGCAGAAGAGTTAGGAAATGCAACTGTGAAAGCACATGAAAGCATGGAAGCTTTTGGTACTGCACTTAACCGTACATCGGAGGAGATTGCTAATTTCACATCTGGTTTAACTACCGCTCTTAATAATGCTAAAGGGTGGCAAGGGGTTGATGGCTTTGGTGGCGTACAACAATCCGTAGGACAGATAGATCAGTTAAAAGGTACGTTAGATTCTATTCTTCCTCAGATGGGCGAAGGTATGGCTAAGACTATCGGAACCACGATGTCACACACAATGGGTAATGTTTTGTCTTCCTTAGGTGGAGAATTGTCAAGTGTGCTATCAAGCGGTTTGGGCGGACTTATTGGCATTATTGCTCAAATCCCAAGGATAATTCTTGATATTGCAAGTAGTATCAAGAGCTTTGCTACTGGTATTCTCAATTCTCTTACAGAGCTAATCTCTCTCAGATGGATTGATGACTTGGTTAATTCCATATTGGAAGCAGTTGGCAATCTTATCAACGCAATCTTTGATTTACCAGAGAACCTTGTGAAGATGCTTGAGGCTATTGTAGTTAAAGGTGTTGGCGGATTATTAGACACGGTCATTGGACGTATCGGTAATGTTCTTTCATTCGGTCTGTTAAGTCATAAGGGACCGAGTCAGTGGTTTACTAATTCGAATGAAGAAGACGTTGCAAATGCTATCGATAGACTTACCAAACGAAATGAACTTCTTGAACAAGCGATTGAAGATTTGACCGATGAAATGAAAACTGCACGAGGTGCTGCAGCTATCCGTATGTCTGTTGATGCAGAGAAGCTACAACGTGAAACTATAGAAAACTATAAAAAGATAGCAGAGACTCAAGCAGGCTATCATGCTAAGCATCATAGCTTCAATTACTATTGGGAGGAATTCTCACAAGAGCAGATTGGACGATTAAGTTCACAGATTGGTCGAAAATGGAATGGTAGCCTCTGGAGTCTAAGCCCTGAGGAGATGAAGATGCTGCGGTCTAATGTGGATATGTGGCAAAAGATACAAGATACTGGAAAAGGTAACTATGGAAGTCGTGTCACTGAAAAGTTGGATAAGTATATTGAGCAAGCTGGTAAATTACAAGAGATTACATCAAGCCTCTATGAGAACCTTACCACAACTACAAAGGATAATGTCTTTGATGACTTTCTTACTTCGCTCTATTCTCTTGCAGATGGTTCAGAAAAGGTTTTTGATGAGATTGCCGATAACTGGCAAATCATGGTGAACAAGATGGCTGTCAACAACATTGTTGGTTCTAAGTTCCAAAAGAATCTTGAAACGTGGTATGAGAACCTTGCTAAAATCAACAAGTCACGTGCAACAGGCGAAGTGACAGATGCTGAGTATCGTCAACGTCTTGAGGCCTTGAAGCATGAGTATGACGAGTATGTTAAAAGCGCACAGAGCGATATTGAACAACTCAGACAAGTTGGTGTAATCAAGGAAACTGAAAAAGGCGGTACAACACAGCAAGGGCAGAGTGGTGCATTCATGGCTATGAGTCAAGATCAGGCAACAAAGCTTGAAGGCTTGTTCGTTAGCGGTCAGATACATTGGGCAAATATTGATGATCATGTTGAAGATGTAGCAGCAAAAATGAATGCAGCACAGGAACATCTCCGAAAGATAGAGGAGAATACTGGTAGTAGTGCAGCCTCATTGAAGGTAATAGGCGATGATATTAAAAAGATAATTCGTGACGGTGTAAAAATAAAGTAACATGACAAAGATATTAGAAGGGCAAGTGCTTATTAATGGTACCGACATCTGGAAAGAATATGGCGTGTTCCTCACCGAGGAAAAAAGAGGTGGCAGAGAGAATCTCAATGCTATTCTTACTCCAAGTAAGGCAAAGGATCATGTAGGAGTGGATATTCGTGAGCATAATGGAAAAAAATATTCTCAAGTGCTTACACCTGCTAATGCAGAGCGTGATATAACACTAAACTTTGCACTATATGCTCCTACACGTGAGGTATGGCTGCAGAAGTATATGGCATTCATTCGTTTCCTAAAAGCAGGCGAGAATGGTTGGCTAACAATAATCTTTCGAGAACTCAACCTTACCCTTAAAGTATTCTATCTTGATAGCACGTCCTATCGTTCTCTTACCTACCTTTGGCAGGAGGGTGTTCAGGCAAGTAGTTTCAAGGTGAAGTTCAGAGAACCAAATCCAATTTTATAACAAGATTCTAACACTATTTAAATATGCTTCTAACACTGTTTGATAGTAACAGACAAATAAAAGCTACATTCGAACCATCAGAAAGTAGCACACAGGATAAGGAAATTCAAGGTGACAATCTTTTGAAGCTTTCCTTTACATTGCATGAGTGTATCTCCATAGACGTGAATGATTATCTCGACTATGAAGGTGAACGTTATTGGGCTACTGAAAAATATGTCCCATCCCAGAAGAGTACTATGGAGTGGGAATATAGTTTTCAGATGAAAGGCATAGAGAGCCTTATTACTCGTTTCCTGGTCCTCAATAATACCGATGGCGAGAATGAAGCTGTGTTCTCCCTAACGGCTCGACCAATTGACCACATGCGCCTTATAGTTAAGAATATCAATGAAGGTATGGATGGGCTCACGAATTTTAAGGTTGGTATTGTTGAGGGAACGGAGAATATTACCATAGAATACACTGGTAAGTATTGTAATGATGGACTGAAGGAACTTGCTGATGCCGTACATACTGAATGGTGGTTTGATGGGCAGACAGTGAACTTATGTCGATGTGAACATGGTGAGGAAGTTACCTTAGGTTATGATAAGGGACTTGTGTCTCTTGATCGTGATATGGCAGATGGTGCTAAATTCTATACAAGACTATTCCCTATAGGAAGTTCACGTAATATTGACAGTGCAAAGTATGGGCACAGTCGTCTAATGTTGCCTAACGGAGAAAAGTATATCGATGTGAATGTTGAGAAATACGGTATTATTCATCATTATGAGCAAGCTGCCTTTGCAAATATTTATCCTCGTCGTGTTGGCGTAGTGAGTAGTGTACGTCAGAAAGAAGTAAAGGATAATGATGGTAAGCCATTTACCATATATTACTTCAAAGACTCAGATCTGAATTTCGACCCTAATAAGTATGAAATTGCAAACTTGGTAAAGCGTGTTTCATTTCAAGAAGGAAGTGAACTCGCAGGCTTAGGAACTGATACAGACCATTATTTTGAAGTAAATTACAATAGCGAGACAAAAGAGTTCGAAATTATCACGATATGGCCATATAATGACGGAACACAATTACCTGGAGGAGTGCTGGTGCCAAAAATCGGTGATAAGTATATCCTATGGAACCTGCGAATGCCAGACGAATATTATTCATTGGCTGAGCAGGAACTGCGTGAAGCTGTAGAGAAGTATAATCAGAAAAATGCCCTTGATGTATCTCGCTATAAAGCACCGACAGATCATGTATGGATAGAAGACAATCATGTTGACTTATTTGTTGGACGTCGTGTCCGCTTAGAGAGTTCTGAATATTTTCCTAAGACTGGTTATCGAAAAAGTCGTATTACTCGTATTAGTCGAGAACTGAACCTACCAGGAAAGATGGATATTGAAATCAGTGATGCACTCTCTACAAGCGTGATGACAAAGGTAAGTGAGTCTATAACTGAGGTGAAGAACTACACAGGAGCGTTAGTTGGTGCATTGAATGTTCCAGACTTAATACAGAGTGGAGATACAACTAAACCAGCAGATACGAATATCTACAGTGCTCGTCGCACTCATAAAGAATTCCTTTCCAAGACAGCTGAAGATGTCGCTACGAAGCTTATAACTTTCCTTGAAGGTATAGGTCTTGGAGTGAATGGGCAATTCTCAATCAATGCTGATGGTGTAGCACTACTTTCACGCATACTCATTGGTAACTTTGTCAAAGGGGTATCAGGCGCAGGTATCTATGCAGATGAGCAAGGCAACTATCATATTGAAGGTGATTACCTACACGTTCGCAAGCAGTTGAAAGCTGAAGAGGTTGAGATTATGAAGTCATCTCATATCAATGGCAAAATTATCAACTCCCCAGGTAGCTTCACTATATCCAAGGTTGAGAAGATTGAGGGCGGTTGGAGATGCTACTTCACCCAGCAAGATGGTGATGGACGTATGGTCAGCAACACAATGGGCATGGACGATTATGCGTATTGTGAGACATTCAACTTAGTCAACCAGCAAGGTAATATGTCAAATCATTATTGGCATCGACGTGTATTCGGGCTCGGTACTGATTATGTGGACATCTGTGGTAATACGAACGCTGAAGATTATGCAAGTGGTAGCGATGAGCCTAAGGTAGGCGATGAAGTGTCAACATTAGGTAATAAGACAAATCCAGCACGCCAGCACGCAATCATTCAGGCTGCAGCAGGGACAGGCTCACCTTACTATCGTATGTACGTTGGCATTAATTCGTTCTCAATGCCAAAGCCAAAGATTCAGATGAGTCCGACTGAAGGGTCTTGGTGGATGGTTACGGACGAACATGGAAACGATATGCCGATGGAGGAGTACATCGCCTCTTTGAAATCACAACTTAACGCTGTGCAGGATCAGGCAGACAAGCAAATTGTAATATGGTTTGGTGATGCTGTGCCGACAGCCTCAACAGAGCCTGCCAGTGAGTGGACGGACGAAGCTACAAAGGAGATGCACCTGCATGACATTTATTATAATAGAAGTTACGCAGAGACAGGTGGCGGTCGGGCGTATTCATTTGAAAAGAATCCTGATAACACATACGCTTGGAAAGAGATAACCGATGCAGACGTATTGAAGTCTCTCGAAGCTGCACAGAGAGCACAAGACACTGCTGATGGAAAGCGTAGGATGTTCGTGCACGAGCAGCCTGTACCACCTTATGACAAGGGTGATCAATGGTCGAATGCTACTCATAGGGACAAGTATAAGAATGATTTACTTGTTTGTGTGAAGTCACGTGGTAAGGATGATGAATTTGATATAGACGATTGGGTATCAGCACAGCAATATACAACGAAGCTGTTTGAGTCCTCATTGAATGTTGTTGATAAGCGAATAGATGCTGTTATACGTGATCTTACAAGTGGATTGGAACGTGTTGGTTTCCATCTTAATGGGGAAGATAGTACATTCGATGTCGTTGCTGACCGTTTCCGTGTTGTAACAACAACAGGAGAAGTGTCGTTCTTTACCAGTGGAGGAAAACTTAATACTACTCTCTTTGATGCAAAGCAGATTGTTACAGATGGCTTGCGGGCTGGTAATATTGATGCAGAGAATGCTAAGATTAGTAACCTTATTGTAGATGGGGAAAGTGAGTTTAGAGGTAAATTGAAGGGTACATGGGGGTCGTTTACAAGTCTAACGTGTGTTAATGATGATGGAACGAAGGAACTGGGCGGTATTTATTTTGACGTGTTCAACGGAAAATCTGCGATTGGTCTTAAAGGCGACTTTTATATGCAAGGCTATATTGAAGGCGACACTCGTAAACGATTTCCTAACTTTTATGCGACCAATCTATATTGTAACAATCAGTTTGCTCATAACGCAAGGGTATGTGCGGTTGTGAAGGACGATGAGATGTTTGTTTATAACGATGGACATGTTAACTCTAATGGTATTCGTATAGGTTTAACTTTTAACCATACAATTATAAATGGTAGACACATTAATTATTATAGAATCCCAATGTATTCTCCAGGTACTGGAGGTGAAAATGGAAATATTATAGATATTGATAATCCAAAACTTCAGAAAGGTACGCAAGGCTATTATGATGAACGTCCCATAGGTGTTCCTATTGATGTTGTTATATTCAATGGTACTAAGAACTTCTGTTATGAATTTTTTGGGATGGGATATGGCAAGCAGTGGACGGTTATTAATGGCAATGATAGTCAAGCTGTATACATTTTTGACCATCGAGAACTTCGTAAGTTTGAAGGTGGATATGTGTTTGAATATATGTACGTAAATCCACATTTGTTAACTCCAGAGAAGAGTAATGATAATCTTGGTGCAGGCGTATTCTATACGGCTGGTATTGATTTTGACTGGTAGAGATGAAATATATAAAACTATTCATTACAGAGAGTAAGCTTGCAAGCAAGGGAGATTTCGCACAAGCTACTATCCGTGGTATTGAAGATGCAACAGGAGAGAACTTCTCTTCTGCTCATCCTAAACTGTTACAGGATATAGTCTGTCATGCGCTATCTCTTGCACATGGTGCGGAGATAGAAGGCAACAGAGGCTTTACTTATACGTTTCCATTTAATCTTAGTTAAACTATGGCGAAAGAAATAGAACGATTATATATCGA